ACGATTCGCGACTGAGTAACACGCGCACACCGACTGATAACACGGTGTCAACAGCCAAGATTCAAGACGCGGCGGTGACGGTAGCGAAGCTCGGACCCGATGTCGGTCCAGCTATGCAGGGGCTCATCGACGGAACGCCTGGAAAGATGACGGGCTACGCGAACGGAACAGTCACCGCGCGCGAGGTGGATGTTCTGAACGAAACGCAATGGGCCGCTGTGGGATCGCCCGTGTCTGGTCGCGTCTATCTGGTATTCGAGGACTAACACATGCCTGTGATTCTGAACGGCAAGAGCCTGCGAGCGGGGGCTCTGAATGGCAAAACACTGAAGCACATCTACAACGGCGACAAGCTCATATGGTCGTCCAAGGTGGCGTACTCCGACGACTTCAACCGTTCCTCTCTCGGGTCGAATTGGTCAGCGTTCCTGAACCCCATCCCGGTCATCAGCTCGCAGCGTGTGTTGTCCCAGGACACTGCGCGGTCTGCTCTGTATGTCCGACCGTTCGCCACCACAGAGCAAGAAGTTAGCGCTCTAGTGGGACGCGCGTCGGAGGTTAACAGCACGACAGTGCTGTCATCGGGACTTTTCATACGCGCCAAGGACACATCGAACTACGTGATCGTCACGTGCGGTACATACTCCTCCACAGCGGGAGAAGCTACATGGAGACGCTCCATCCAAATCCGCAGCGTAATAGGTGGGACGGACACAACTCGTGTGACCGCGACCAACACGCTAAACGCGATCAGCGCTGTCATGAAGGTGACAGCGCAGGACAACGTGTACTCGGTGTTCATCGAGGATGTGCTTGCAGCGCAATGGACGGACACTGCGCGTGTGTACCCGACAGCGGACCCGTCGTACAACAAGGCCGGTATATGGACCTTTGAATCATCCGCCTTTAACCGATCCTTCGTTGACAACTTTGCGATGCGCGACCTGTGAGATGGATGCAATGACCGACACCCGCCGCTGCGTCCTATGCGGCTGTCCCGCAACAGATCACCTACCGCTGCGGTACGTGCTGAGGGCATGGGTCAAACACCGAATCTCTCAGCTTCATTCCCGCCGTGTGAAGCGGCACGCTTAACCGAAAGGAACCGACCCGTGTTCCTAGACCGATATATCAACCGTTTCATTGACCGCCTGGCCGACGCCCTAGCTGATCGCATCGCAGAGCGTATCCCCAACGCATCGGACATTGCGTCCGACGTGGTGGCACAGCTCGGAGACGTTGCGGGCAAAGTCAGCACGTCCGTCGTCACCGAAATCGGTGATCTGTCCGAAGCCGTTGTAAGCGGCGTCATTTCGCAATCTGGCGGCATCGTCAAAGCCGTGGTTGACGGTGTGCTGTCGCGTATCCCGTTCATACGGTAGAGCACACCCATAGCGTCACTTACGCGATAAGTGACGTTTACCTCGGACCTAAGCGTCACTTAGCCCAGGCTGCACCCCTCGCACAAAGGAGTGCGCCATGTCTGCATCCGTGATAGCTCTGTGCGCCGTAACCCTTTTCGCCGCAGGGATGTTGGGTGCGACTAGCCACCTGCTGTGGTGCGCGTATCACGAACGCGACGACTAGCCCCGCACAGCGGGGTCTCTCTCACTCAATCGAGGTTCATATGTCCGTTGCACTTTTGCGCGCCACAATGCAGGAGACCTACGTCTCCGAGGCGGTGTTGACCGCATATTTACCGCATTTCTCAGAAGCCATGCGCGCCGCCAACATCAACACCGTCCGCCGTGCCGCTGCGTGGTGCTCCCAGCTTGGACATGAGTCCGGAGGGCTGCGCCTGATGCTGGAGGGCAAGCCCAACGGCGCGGTGTGGGACGCCAACCGTGAGCGGTACAAGGGACGCGGGCCGATTCAACTGACCCACTTGGAGAACTACCGCGCGTTTGGAATCTGGTGCAAGGCACAGGGATACGTCACGGACTCCGAAATGTTCGTGAGCAACCCCGCACTTGTCGAGCAGCCGAAGTGGGGATTCCTCGCCTCTAGCTGGTACTGGCTCAACGGTGGCCCGCGCCCTGGACGCATCAACGAGTACGCCGACCAAGGCGACATTCTCGCCGTGTCCCGCTGCGTCAACGGATGGGTCGAAAACAAGGTACCGAACGGCTACGACGACCGCCGACAGCGCTGGGATCGCTGCCTAGCTATCGGTGACCGACTACTCGAACTGACCACTAGTACAACGCAACCCGTGGAGGTTGACCCCATGCGCCCTGACTTCAACGAGTTCGCCATCTGGTCTGCGAACAGCAGCCTACGAAACGGCACTAAGCCACGGCTGTTCTGCTTGCACACCCAAGAGGGCGGCGGTGGCGATGCCGCCGCCGAGAACTTGGCTACGTGGTTCCAGAACGGCAACGCCGTCAGCTATCACTACAGCATCTCTCAAGCGTCCGATGGCGGTGTGACAGTGGTGGATTGCGTAGACACCGACCGCGCGGCGTGGTCAGTGGGCAACGCGAACGGCTACACGATCAACCTTTGCTTCGCGGGCTCCCGCGCATCGTGGACACGCGACCAGTGGCTCAAGCAGCGCAACGCAATTGACGTGGCCGCGTACCTGGCGGTGCAGGATGCGAAGAAGTACGGATTCCCCACGGACGTAGCACCATACCCGTACACGGGCAAGACACCCGCGTTCAAGGGGATCACGGACCACCGCTTCATCACCGACGTGATCAAGTGGGGCTCACACACCGACGTTGGGACCAACTTCCCGTGGGACGTGTTCAGCGCGGCGGTCAAGAAGTACGCCGAGGGTGTGACCACACCACCCGTTGTCACGGAGCCCGAACCGCCGAAAGTCAAGCGCTTTCCCGAGGGTTGGTCAGACCGTGACCTGCTCATCGAAATTGTGCGCCAGCTACGCGGGTACAGCCTGAACGGCTGGCCGCAACTCGGCGGCAAAACGCTGGTGGACGCGGTGGCAGAACTGCTCGACGGCACTTCCTCCTAAATCCATTTCTCAGCGGAACTCAGACCACAACCCCACCGATCCCTGACACAGGGCATCTGACAAAGAAAAAGAGGCGCGCATGGCATGGATCGGTTGGCAAGAGGGTATGAGCGGACCCGTCGTGGCAGCGGCAAAAGCCCAGCTCAAGCGCCGTTTTTCGTATGCCAAGCTGTTGGATGCGGGCGAGCTGTTCACTCCGCTGCTGGCGATGGTGCTCAGCGAGTTCCAGATTCGCAAGAACGTGGACGGCTACAGCCCGCCTTTGCGTGTCGATGGTGTGCTCGATTTCGCCACCCAGAAGGCGCTCGGGCTGATCGAGGTGCCCAAGAACACGCGTCCACCGAGGACATTGTTCACGGTGGCCGGAACTGGAGTGGATCACTGGACGGGCTACCCGGCTGATGTGGGTCGCGCGGTTCAAGATTGCTGGTATTGGCAGCCCATCGGATACCCCGCCGCCGCGTTCCCGATGAACAAATCGGTCGCCGTTGGCCGCGCGGAGTTGGTTAAGCAAATTGCCGCCCGCCCCGTGACGGAACCCAAGGCACTGGCGGGATATTCGCAGGGTGCCATCGTGATATCCGAAGTTTGGAAACACGACATCCTGAACCCACGCGGCGTGCTTCATGAACACCTGCCAAGCATCAAAGCCGCTGTGACATGGGGCAATCCGATGCGCGAGCTTGGCATTGCGTTCGGCAACGTCGTAGAAGGCACGCCCGTGCCGACTGGGCGTGGAATCGCTGGTGACCGCCTGGTGGATACGCCGAGTTGGTGGTGGGACTTCGCGCACCGTGGCGACATCTACACCGATACCCCGAACGACGACGCGGGCGAACATATGGAAATGATTTTCAACATTGTGTTTTCGCGGTGGACGGGGAGCAACTCGGCGCTAGAGCAGGTGTTGGAAATCGTGCAAAACCCGACCGTCGAAATCCTCGCAGCGGTGCGTGCCATCGCGTACGGGGCGCTGTTCTTCGGAAAGGGCACCGGCCCTCACATCAACTACCGCATCGACGGCGCAATCGACCATCTGCGGGAAACCGCAGCACAACTCGCTGTGAACGCGGCGTAGGAGGGCATCATGGAAACACTCAAGCGGTGGCTACGTCACCCATTTGTCACCGACGCGTTGGAGCGGGCGGGGAAGTCATTTCTACAGGGCTGGGCTGTTGGTTCCGCGATCTTCACCGTCGCGGCTGACGGCGTGATCCGCCTGACGGACATCGCCTGGGTCGAAGGGCTGAACGTCGGCGGTGGGATGCTCGTTGCGTCGATCCTGACATCGCTGCTGAGCTACAAGCGTGGCGGGTCGGGTACTGCCAGCCTGGCGAAATGTGTTGAGTACCGCGAAATCACGGAGTCGAACGGCAATGTGCGGTGACCGTCGCGATGAACCTGGCCGACCTCCCAGCGGGAGGGTGGGAGGTGATCGGTGCGATGGTTGCCGCGTTCGCGGCTGTCTGCGTCGCATGGATCACGAGCCGCAGACAGGGGCAGGATATTTCGACCATCAAGCGGAACGTTCAAAACGGGCGCAGTGCCCCGATGCGCGATGACATTGACAAGGTGCTGGATCAGCTTGGCGACCTGGGCGATGACCTGCGCGCCCTGCGTGGGGATGTGTCCGTGTTGCACACCGAGGTGCGGGAAGAACGCGTAGACCGCAGCGCCGTATCGCGCGATTTGAACGACCGATTGACACGTATTGCCGACCGCGTGCGCATGCTGCACGAAAAAGACGCCCTGTAGGTGTTAACGTCGGCTAAACATGTTGATAGACAACAAAATAACTGCCGAATCGCTTGACATGCGACCGCCTATGTGTGCTAGTCTCTTTGTAGGGCACCACCCTGGACATACCGCATTTCCACAACCGACCGCACTGACCAGCGGACGCAGGAAAGCAGTTGAGAATGTCCAATCTCTCCCTGGCTGATCTTCTTGAGAAAGCCGACCCCACCCCGAAGAATCGGGTGTCAAGCGCGCGCGCTTGGCTGGAATCGCTGGACGAGCGCGACCGCCACGCCGCGCTGCGTTGGATCGC